GATCACGGATTGAAGGTCACGGCTGACCTTTCAAGCACGGAAGCATCAAGGGGAGTATGGGATGCCATTGACAAGGGTCTCATCGACAGAATGTCTTTTGCTTTTACTGTTTCGGGTGACAAGTACGAAGAGGAAGAACAGGACAACGGAGACATCATCATCACAAGAACGATAACGAAAATAGGCCGTCTCTATGATGTTTCGGCAGTTTCGTTCCCGGCTAACGAACAGACAAGCATTTCAGCGAGAAGTCATCTTGACGGAGAGATCAAGAGGATTGAAGCGGAGAGACTTCACTCGCAGAAGATAAAGGAAGAGCGGAGTGCTCTTATGGAACAGATTTCAAGAATTATGGAGGTTAAATCAGATGATTGAGATCAAGGATATGACGATTGAAGAGGTCGAAGCAAGAACCTCCGAGATTCAGACAGAGATCGAGGGTGCAGATGAAGCAAGGCTCGCAGAAATGAAGACCGAACTCGATGCTCTGGAAGAGAGAAAGAAAGAGATCGTCAAGATGGCGGCAGAAGCCAAGGAAACCCGTGAAGCAATCGCAGAGGACAAGGTTTCAGTCGAAGATGTAAAAGAAGTCATTACGGAGGAAAGAACAATGACAAACGCTGATGTTATCAAGTCAACAGAGTACAGAGATGCTTTCAAGAAGTATCTCATCACAGGTAAGGATGAAGAGTGCAGAAAGCTCCTCACAGAGAATGTCGCAACAGGCAATGTTCCCGTTCCCGAAATCGTTTACGACATCGTAAAGAACGCTTGGGAGAAGGAAGGCATCATGGCTCTCGTTAAGAAGACATACCTCAAGGGCAACCTCAAGGTTGGTTTCGAGGTTAGTGCTGATGGTGCAGTCGTTCACACAGAGGGTGCCGATGCTCCTAGCGAAGAGAAACTCGCTCTTGGTGTAGTTGAGCTTGTTCCTGCTTCTATCAAGAAGTGGATTACAATCTCTGACGAAGTAATGGACATGGATTCCGGTGCTTTCATTCAGTATGTTTACGATGAACTTACATACCAGATCGCAAAGAAGGCCGCAGACACTCTCATCGCAAAGATCGAGGCTTGCGGTACAGTTTCCACAAACACACCTTCTGTCAATGTTGCTGTTCCCGAAGTTGAGGTTTCCGCAATCTCTCTCGGAACAATCGCTTCCGCTATCGCAGAGCTTTCAGATCAGGCCGCAAACCCTGTCATCATTATGAACAAGGCTACATGGGGTGCTTTCAAGGCAGTACAGGCCGCAGGTTCTTACGGATATGACCCGTTTGAGGGCCTTGATGTCCTTTTCAACAACACAATTACCGCTTACTCTGCGGCTACAACAGGTGTCACATTCGCTATCGTTGGCGATCTCGGAGAAGGTGCTATCGCAAACTTCCCTAGTGGCGATGACATCACGATCAAGTACGATGACCTCTCACTCGCAGAAGCAGACCTCGTTAAGATCGTTGGCCGTCAGTATGTCGGCATCGGAGTAGTTGGTCCCAAGTCTTTCGTTAAGATCGTTAAGGCGGCCGCAGAGTAATTTGCCATTTAAGGCTTTATGAAGGGAGAGACTTTATGGCAAAGATACTGATTTGTGTACCTTCAATGGATATGGTGGCGGCTGGGTTTGCCCAGTCGCTTGCCATGCTCCAAAAGGGAGGTAATGAGACTGCAGTCATGTTCCAAGTCGGCTCGTTGATCTACGATGCAAGGAACAAACTTGCAAAAGAAGCGATCAAGATGGGAGCAGACTACACAATGTGGTTTGATTCCGACATGATCTTCCAACCGGACACGATGCTCAAACTCTTGGAACACAATGCACCCATCGTTAGCGGTGCATATTTCAGAAGGTGTCCACCATATCACTTGGTTGCCTTTGACAAGTGCAATACCAAGGACAGGGAATGGTCAGACCTTCCGTTGCCGACAGAAACCGTTAAATGCGGTGGTGTCGGGTTCGGTTGTGTGCTTATTAGAACTGATGTCCTGTTTGATGTGGCGGCAAAGTACAAGACATGGTTTGAACCAATGAACGGGTTTGGTGAAGACCTGTCTTTCTGTTGGAGGGCAAGAGAGTGCGGATATGACATTCTTCTTGACCCGAAGGTGACTTGCGGTCATGTTGGTCAGATCGTTGTCAATGAATCTTTCTATAAAGCGTATTCGGAGGGCAAACAAAATGAAAATCAGAGTTAAGGCTCCGTTCTTCGATGAGAGGGGCATCCATAAGAAGGGTGAGATTTGCGAAGTCCGCAAGTTCAGACCTGAGTATATGGAACCCGTGACCGATGAGGTCATCGAAGAAAAGAAGGAAAAGGTTGAGAAGGCAGTCAAGAAGACACCTTCAAAGACTACAAGAACAAAGAAAGGTTAAAAGAATATGTCTGCTGAAACCAATATCTTATTGCCAAAGGTCAAAACTGCGTTGAGAGTGTCCTTCAATACACTTGACACCCAGATTTCCGACCTCATAAATGAAGCAATCCTTGATCTGACGGCAACGGCAGACATCAAGCCTTTTACTACGGCAAATGCAGACCCGATGCAGACAGGTGCGGTCATCGCTTATGTCTCATATAAGTGGTTCAACGATGACAAATACTTCGTTGCTTACAACGATATGAAGACAAAGATGGCTCTGTCCGGTGCATATAGGAGTGTGATGCCTAATGAAGAATAATGTTTTCCCGATTGACTTGGTTGAGGTCACAACCGAAAAGGATGCTCTTAACCAAGTTGTCGAAAAGACAAGAACCACAAAGACAGTCCTTGCTGAAATAAGCTCCGTCTCACAGACGGAGTTTTTTTCGGCAGGCCGTTTGGGCTTTCAGCCATCCTTGAAGGCCACGATGTATGACTTTGAGTATGACCACGAAGCCATTGTGAAGTATAACGGCAAATTGTATTCCGTGTACCGCATCTATTATGTGAACGGAACCGACAGAGTGGAATTGTACCTTGAAGAGAGGGGAGGAACGAAGGATGAACCAAGTTCAAGTGATAACCCTTCTTAATACTCTTTCAATTCCGTCTTTCTATGACCACGCTCCTGTCGGAACCCAACTCCCGTTCATAGCAATACACTCGGAAGAACCCGACAACTTTGCGGCAGATAACCAAGTCTATTGTGAGAAGTGGAACTTCCGCATAGATCTGTATTCAGTCGAAAAGGACTTGGATAGTGAAGCGGCAATCAAGAAGCTGTTAAACGACAATGGTCTGGCTTGGGTCAAGACCGAGCAATACATTGATGACCAGAACTGTTGGGAAGTCGAGTTCGAGTTTGAAGCAGTCGGAAACGAGGATGCACCCGTTCCGCCTACACCTCCCGAACCGACACCCGAACCAGAACAGGAAGGCGGTGAGGATGATGGCACGGAAACCGAGGGGAACTCATAAGCGTAGTGGCAATGAACAAATCGTCATTACTCTTGGCGGTGGAGACCTCACAGGAATGGGCAATGCGGATTACGGCTATCTTGCAAAGACTATTCAAGAAGAACTGTCAAACATCGGCATTGAAATGACCGATGAGATGCAGGCCATCTTTGATGATGTCGGCAAGGAAGCGGCAAAGATGCTCCGTGAACAGTCTCCCGTCAATCCAAAAGGCAAACATTCGGGAAGATATGCAAAGGGTTGGGTCTATGAGAAGGGAAAACGCACATATAACTTCAAGTGTTCTGGTGTTGTCCGGAACAAGACAGACCCACAGTTGACACACATCCTTGAATACGGACATCCGCTTGTCAGAAATGGCAAGGTTGTCGGAAATGTTGACCCACAGCCGCACATTCGTGAGGTTGCGGATTGGTGTGCAAATGCCATCGATATGATGTTTGGCAAACTATAAATCTATTTTAGGAGGTACCTACAATGGGTGCAAACAAGGTTAAGTACGGACTTAAAAATGTCCATTATGCACTTGTAACCGAAACTGTTGTTACAACAGGTGCGGATGCAGGCAAGACCGTCTCCTCTTATGGCGAAATGAAGGCACTCGCAGGAGCGGTTTCGCTCTCTCTGTCCTCTACCGCTTCAAAGAGCGTATTCCGTGCAGACAATGAAGACTACTATGTCTCATACGGAGAGGGCGGCTATGAAGGCGATCTTGAAGTCGCTAGAGTAAACGAAGACTTCTTGAAGGATGTTCTCGGTTATGTCGAAGACACAGACAAGATGCTCGTTGAATCTTCTTCTGCTTTCAAGACAGTCAACTACTTCGCAATCGTATTTGAGTTCGATGGCGATCAGAGGGCAACAAAGCATTGTCTCTATAAGTGCTCTGCTTCAAGGCCCGACATCGCATCACAGACAACGGGCGAGAACGGCTCTACTGACCCCCAGACAGAGACACTCACTCTGACTGCGGTTCCGAGAGTTGATGAGGACAAGTACATCCATGTTCAGACACAGGAGACTACTTCTACTGCGGTCACACAGGCATGGTACACGGCAGTTCCGGTTCCGACATTCTCATAACGGACTAGGGAGACCTCTTATGGGGTCTCCCTTTTTTACTATTTGCAATAGGAGAAAACATATGGAAAAGGTCATTAAAGTTGGGGACAGAGAACTTTCTTTCAAGTCCTCTGCGGCTACGAACATACTGTATAAGAGAGCGTTCAAGGAAGACTTACTCATCAAGCTCTCCGAATACACAAAGAGCCTTAAAGAAATGAAAGGCTTGCAGGCACGAATTAACGCTTTGAGGGAAGATACGGCCAAGACCGAGGAAGAGGTCTTGGAAGAGCTGAACGCAATAATGCAGAGTGAGACATACCTCTCAACGCAGACATTTGCATCGGAGACACTTCCCAAACTTGCTTTCATTATGTACTTGGAAGCAAACGAGAAGATTGGAACCATCTTCACCAAACTTAACGAAGAAAACTACCTCGCATGGCTTATGACCATTAATCAAGACGAACTTCTCACAGTCACGGGAGAGGTCATGGATATATGGCAGGCAGGTGCGAAAACACATAGTAATCCAAAAAACTGAAAAGGCCGCTAGACCGAGAATATAACACGGCCGTTTACTTCCTCCGATGCAAGCAGTTGGGGTTCTCATTCCGAGAACTCTTTGACCTTGAATACGGGGAAGTGACGGACATCATGGTCGAAGCGGCAAACGATCACGAAAAATACAACTACCGAGCAACGCAAAACGACTTTGATTCATTCGGAGGTATGTTCGGTTAGTAGATAGGAGAGCGTATGGCAGGCGGCAAGATAATCGGCATCACAGTTGACATTGAAGGCAAGACATCAGGACTGACCAAATCACTTCAAGAAGCCAATTCATCTATCAACAAGACTACTTCTGCCTTAAAGGATGTTGACAAGGCATTAAAACTTGACCCGACCAATGTGGACTTATTGGCCCAGAAGGAAGCCTTGCTGAACAAGCAGATCGAGCAGACCAATGAGAAGCTCGACATAATGAAGCAGGTTGCCAATGATGCCAATGCCGCTTTGGAAAGAGGAGACATCACGGAAGAACAGTATGCTTCCTTGACCGCAGAGATAGTCAAGACGGAAGCATCCTTGACCGATCTTGAAAACGAAGCCAACCAGAGCGGTGATGCTCTCGATGATGCAGGCGATTCCGCTCAAAATTCGGGAGAGCAGGCTTCCAATGCAAGTGGCAAGTATGAAGCACTCGGAAATGCCGCAAAGAAGGCAGGTGACATTGCTTCTGCCGCTTTTAAGGCTGTTGTTGCGGCATCTGCGGCAGTCGGAGCGGCCATTGCAGGTGCGACAGTTGCGGCAGGCAAAGGACTTGCCAATCTGACAGTAAATACCGCAAAGGAAGCAGATGAACTCGCAACGCTCTCCAAGACAACGGGATTATCAACCAAAACGCTTCAAGAGCTGAACTATGCTTCTGGCTTGCTTGATGTATCAACGGAGACTATCACGGGTTCCATCACGAAGATGGAAAAGACACTTGCATCCTCAAAGGGTGAAGACAAGTTCAAGGCTCTGGGTATCAATGTCCGTGATGCTAGTGGTCAGATGCGTAGTGCGGAAGACATTTTCTATGATGCCGTTGATGCCCTTGGCAAGATCACCAATCCTTTGGAGAGAGACCAAAAGGCGATGGACTTGTTTGGAAAGTCGGCCAAAGAGTTAAACCCTCTCATTGAAGCAGGTTCCGATTCCTTAAAAGGCTACGCAGACGAAGCCAACAGAATAGGCTATGTCATGTCAGATGAGACCATCGGCAAGTTCGGAGCCTTTGATGACAATATGGAAAGG